AAGAAATCAAAAGTTGTGATGTAATTTGAAGCCAAGGGGACTTGTTCCGCACTTGGTTGTAAAGCAAACCCTGGGGTTGCTTGAACTGCTCCAGCCATAATGTTAAATTTATTTTTTTGTTATACTTCTTATTTTTAGGCCTCTGCCCGAATCAGAGCTGACTGACCTTATTTTCATCCCCCCTTTATTAGTAGCCTCTGGAGCTCTACGCTCACTCATGTTTATGTTTTTAGTTTTGCGTAAAACATCTTCAGTGGCTTCTGATTTGCCTTGTTCGTAAAAAAACTTAGCAAATTTATCAGGGTTCATTGCAATTGCTAAAGCTCGGTGATATCCAGGCGCATCTTTTACAAAACCTTTTTCATCCAAATACTTTGTTATAAAGTTCATGGGTGTTTCTTGATTTTTTTTGATTGCCTCTCTATCTCCAGGTGAGAACGTTATTGTTTTATCGTCAAGCACGAAATCAAAACCTTTGAAATCATTTGAAAACACTTCGTTAGTCTTTTTCAAAAACCAACTGCGTTTAAGTTCGCTCTCCTTTTCTTGAGACTTAGCAGATTCTAAGTATTGCCTATATTCAATTAATTCTTCATTAGCTTGAGAATCAACAGCCGAACTTGACTCAAGGGGCTGATTATACAATTCTTTTTGCTCGTTAAAGAATTTCTTTGCTTTAGCAATAGTTCTTTTCTTTGCAAGTTTTACTTTTTTAATAACCGATTCTTCATCTATTTCTTCATCATAAGAATAATCATCCATTAATGAATCAATATCTTCAGGGTCTAAACCCTCTCCCTCAGTTACTGTTAAGTATTCTCTTAGCAAAGAGTCAGGATTCATAGAGTTAAAGTCTTTTTGCAAACGCACATAGTCTTCAATTCCTCTTCCTGTTTCTTTTTTATACTTAAAGTAAGCGGCAACATCTTCGGGCAACTCATCTGTAGTTTCCCGTTCAGTCATTAATTCATCAAAAGAATTAATTTGCTTACCGTATCTTTCTCCAATATATGTAAGAACTTGGTCTTCCGAAAGCTCAGGTGTTATCTCCTCAACTTCTTCTGTTTTTACTTCCTCTTCTTGTACTTCAGGAGTGTCGTTAACAACACTCTCTTCTGGTGTGTCTAAATCTAAAGCGGTCTGTGTTGACTCGGTTTTTTCTTCAGATACATCCTCATATTTTTGTTCGTGCTTTTCTAAAAGCTCTTGCTCAACTTCTTGAACAGATTTTTGTTCAGGCGTGTCTAACGCTCTTACTTTCAATTCCATTAGATATAATTTAGATTACAAAGTTATTAAAAATATAAATGCAGTTTTTTGCATTACCTGGGCTCAAATTCAGCTAAATCAAAGCCATCTAGACTATCTTCATTTGACTCAAACCTTTGAGGTGGAAGATTGTTTTTCCGCTGAGATATTAATTTTGATTGTTCTGAGTTTTGCTGACTTATTCTATCGCTTTTAGCTTGCTCTCTAGCCCCTTCTCTCAAAGCTAAAGATTGTTCACTAATATCTCTAAGTTGAAGATTATAGTTAAACTCTTGTTGCATCAATTGAGCTTTAAGCGCTGCTTCATTTTTATTCTTCTCGATTTCAAAAGCAACTTCAGCTTGTTTGACTTTCATTTTAGATTCGCCCTCAAGCTGTATTTTTTGAAGAGTTAACTGCGCAGCCATCTCTTGAGCTTTTAATTGCTGTTGCGCTGTCATGGCTTGTTTTTGCATAGCCATCTTTTCATCTCGTTCTTGCTTAGCAATTCTTTTTACTTTTAAAAGTTGGTTGGCAAGCTTTAAGTTTTTAATCTCTCTTATGTCTATAGCATCTTCTAGATTAATATCTCCTTTTGATAAAGCCATCTGAATGTTTTGTTCAAGCATAGCTTTTTGTTCTTCGTCAGGAGACAGCTCAATAAACACCCCAAAGTCATAAATATACAAGTCAGATATTTCCCCTAGTATACTTACATTGTATTTACCTATCTTGTTTATAAAGTCATCTTTAAAATCGGCATACTCTAGTATATCTGCAATTCTATATGTTAAAGCTTCTGCTAAAGTTCTATAGATATAAAGACTTCCATCTAAAATATGTCTAGTAGCGGTATTAGAGTTCAACGCTGCAAGCTTTTGAACACCAACTAAAGCGTTAGGGTCGGGTGTACTACCGTCTCTCGCTTCATTTAAGCCTGTTACAGAGCGTATCATGTCTAAGTAGTGGTTATAGTTACCTATAAGCATTTGCGTCTTAGAAGCGCCTGAATTGCTTGTGAGTTGCTGTATAGGCACTTTACCTTGATTATACTCTCCTTCTTGAGTGTAACTTCTGCCCACGACACTACCAGTTTGAAAATACAAACGCAAAGCGTCTGAAGGGTCATAGGCCGCTCCAGTGCCTAGGTCTACCTCATTTAACCCATCTGCATCTATATATACCCCGTCAGGAACTGTTCTTGCAATTACCTGTTGCAGCTTTAAATGGGTTATTTGTATAAGGTCAGCAAAAGGTATCATTCTTCTTACTAAAGACTCAATAACTCCTTTATACATTCTAGGAGCTACAGCTACATAGTTTGGTAAAGCATGCTGAGAAGAAGACTTAGGTCTAACCATATTCTTGGCTAGCTCCCATTTTAAAAGTATATTGGTTCCCATAACCATTATCCCTTCATACCAAACATCAATTGTTTTTTCTATCTTTTCAAACTTACCTTCTTCCAGCATTTCATCTGGTGGATTAAAGGTGTCATCCTTTTCAATCATTTTAGAACCGCCACCTTCAAGAATCCTTTTCTTATAAACCATCTTTTGAGTGGTCTTATAATTAAAGTACATCAAAGTACATGTGTCTCTATAAAAAATATCATTTTCATAAAACTGAGCTACATTATAATAATCAAACCAACTCTGAGAATATTTAGATATTTCATCTAAATCATCACGAGTTAAGCTTGGGTCTATTTTTAACAGTTCAGTAATAGGCAGTGTTTTTATTTCTCCCCAGTAAAAACAATCTTTAAAGTGTGGGTCTTCCGTATAACTATAAACCACATTGGCTGGGTCTACATATGATATTTGTACACCAGCGCCTGGAAGAAACTCATGCTTAGCAACCGACATTCCAACAACAGTAGAGTCATAATCTAACTGCTTTCTAATATCATCATAATGATTCTCCGCAAACATTGTGTCTATAGCCTCTTCTTCTGCAATCTCTATAGCTGGCTTATAGTTTAAATTCATGTATAAACTCATCTCTTCATCTGAAGAGGGCAAGTCATCTGGATTCATAGTAAAAGTTTGAATCCCTGTTTCTTCTTGCATCATTGTCAAAACATCTTTGGCGGCCATTTGACCTTCTATCATGTCTTGATACTTGCTACGCTTAGCTTGTGAAAGTGCGTCTTGAGCGTATGCTTTAACCTTGAACTCTCGGTCTTGCATGCCGTTGACCACAATGTCTACAAATTTAGGAAGGATAGGGACAGGAGTCCAGTCCAAGTTTAGATAAGATAGGTCTCCGTCTACCGCTAATTCGTTTTTGTATTTTGCTATGGATTGCTCTCCTCTAGCATAAAGACGAAGTCTGTGAAAATCTCGCCATTGATTATAATATCTACATTGATTCCCGTCTTTCTTAAACCACTCGTATTGTATTGCCTGGCCTATCTGAAGGCCAAACTCATCTGTTGCTTTTTCAGCGTCAGAAACAAACTGGCTAGGAAAATATGTAGATGATATGTTTATAGTAACATCTTTCATCTATGTAATTAATTCACTTATTGTTCCTTTATTTGTATACCTTGCAAAGTTAAGGTTTATTTTTGATTGTTTTTTCTCTGGGAGGTACATGTGCTTTTGGTTTGCCATGATTGCTAAGCCTGAACTAATAGATGCGTCAAACCGAGTTCTATTGTTAATATCAAACTTTGCCCAATCCTCTAAAGTTCTTGTAAACATCATGCTCCCCATCTCATCACTATCCCTAAAGCTACCCTCAAAATCTAACCCCACATATTTTTCTATGTAAGATTCTATAGCAGCGGCATGAGACTGCTTTACGTCTTCAGAGCTATTAGGGATTCCTCCTAACTCTTTTTCGGTTTTTGATAGCTTAGAGTAATGTTTGTCTGGTCTGTTCATGCAAAAGTGTCTATACCCTCTGTTTTTGAAATGATACAGCAGTCTAGGCTTGTTGTTTTCTATAAGTATTGGCATTCCATATAATACGCAGGCCATTAATACTTCTTCAAAAAATATCTCAGCGGTTTGAGGCCTGGCTATGTACTCTAGAAAAAACTCATTTGATGGAGCCTCCTCCATGCTAAATTTTGTCAAACCATGAAGCGCTCCATTAGAACCTCCACCGCCTACAGTTCCAGATATATCATAACTATCACATCCAAAAGCTCCCATATGTTCGTTGCCTGGATACTTATATCCGTTTCTTTCTAAAACTCTGTTTTGAACACCTTTTGCTGGAACCCAGCTTATTAAAAATCTACCACGAGTATCTGGTTTAAACACTACCTTGGTGTCTTTAATACCATTAAGCCATGACATATTACCCCTGGTTAGATGATGTTCTCTTATTAATGAATCATTAAAATCAATCTGCTGATATATTTTAGTTAAGTTAAATATAGACGCTTTGCTCTCATCTCTAAAAGCGTGTGACTCTGTTCTTGGAAACTGCCTATAGTATTCATTAAGGGCATCTGCGTCAGACTTCAAAGATTCTACTTCTGCCTCCCAATAATCAATAGCGCCATTTTCTATCCACTCGCCATCTACACCCTTTACTTTGTCTGCGCTCTTACGCAATACAGGGTGACCATATAAATCTATAAAGCCTTCCATGTTATATTCCATTGGAATAAACAACGAGTATAATCCGCTTTTAGTTTGACCGTTGGCATTTCTTTTAGATATGTTTGAGTCTTCATAAAGCTTTTTAAAATTTTTACCCCCCTTATCCAAAGAGTTGGATGTTGAACCCATTAAACATTTTCCTATTATCTTACTTCCCAACCTTAAACAAGTCTTAGTTACCCTCCAGTTGTTTAATATGTTGTTTGGTTTAATCCATTTTCCACTTTCATCATGAACCAATAACAATAGCTTTTCACCATCATACGAGTTGTCATCTGTATTTTTCCAGTCAATGGTGGTGTCGAGCCCAGACAATTCCTCGTTAACTGCCTCATACATATTCTTCTTGGTTATCTTGGATGCTGGAATCCTAAATGCTAGTTCGGTTTTAGGTTTATCCATACCATCTTGAATAGGCTTAAAAAAGAATGGAAGTCTGTTAGATATTGGCACAACCTTGTCTGTAAACATTTTTTTAGAATCCGAGCCCGTTTTTGAGAGTATTCCTACTCTAGCATCCTTAGCAAGAGTTCCTGTGTTTACACACTCTGAAGAACCCATGAAAGAAAATCCAGAACGCCTTATTTTTAAATATATCATCCCAAAGCTTCTTTTGTCCGCCCTGGAAGCCTCCCAAAAAATAAAAAATAGTCTATTGGCTTCTCTAAAATCTGGATATCCTACATCTATAGTAGACCACTGAAGATACATATAATGAGAACCAGTTATGTATGTAGGAACACCGTTGTTCATAAACCAATGCCCTTCTTCTCTTTTGTCAAACTCCGCTTCTATATAGTCAACCCATTTACTTTTAAAGCCAGCAGGCATTTCATTCCATTGAAATATAGAGTATACTTTAGAAAGCTCTTTGGGATATTCTTTTCGTTCCCAATACTGCTCAGTTTTAGATTTAGAGCGAGAGCTAATTTTTGCTGGCTGTTTCGGAAGGCCAACACGAAGTCCTGATATTTCAATAACCTCCCCGACCTGACCAGTCTTGGAAATAACTATAAAGTCATACTTTTCATTATATCCATATTCCCAGCTTTTGGCTCTGTTCTTGTTAAGCCTTACTGCGTTTGGAATATATTTATCTAAAACTTTATACATTTATTTAGACCTTCTTTCTGCAAATCCTTGTTTTGTTTCTACCTTAGAGCCTCCTTGTTTTGAAAGCTGCAATGTCTCCTCTTCTCCGTCAATTCTGTTTAATATATCAAACGCGTCAAATATAGCTAGCTTTTTTGTTGCTGCTGCATTCTTTAGCCTATCAGCCGCAAGCTCATCTTCAGGGTCAGGTTTTATAATATCCTCTTTGGCCACTTTAATAAGTTGCTCTACTGCCCTTCGGCCAGCGTGTATGATTTTTTCTTTTAACAAATCTGATTTCATGCCTTGGTTTTCATAAAAATTACTTGCACCAATCTAGAATATTCCCCTTCTCCAAAGTTTTCAAATATATTTCTTGAGTGAGGAATTTTAGCATCAAACATAACCATTCTATTATACTCCGCATACAAAGTACACATAGGCACATAATTATCTAAAAATTTATTGTATTTATATAGAGTTGTGCCATCTTCTAGAGGGTGATAGGAATTTAAATACAACAACACTATTTTGTCTCCCATCATTTCGTCTGTGTGTATAAAATTAGGTTCTTCTTGATTAAGAGGAGACTGTCTCATAAAATTAAACACCACTTCTTCTTCTGGGAAAAGTTCTTCAATTTTATATTGAAATTCATCCATCCCCCGTTTTTGTATTCCTTTAAATGTTACATCTCCATAAAGAACATCTTCAAAAGTTCCCTTTAATGCATCAACAACATAATTATTAGGATTGTCTAAAAAGTTATCAAAAATCATATTTATCATAAAGCAACAGTAATATGATGGTCAAACATTCGGTACAATTTCTCACCATCTACTTCGAACTCATACTCTGTGTCGGGCTGAAATGTCACCAAATCTCCTTGGTTAATCCCGTAAGATTTTAACCTGGTATTAATATATCTAATTTTTCCCATTAGTGGTTCTTCTGCAAAAGGCTTAAATATATATGACTCGCTTGCAGGGATAGGTTTTACAAAACAATACCTGTCATGACAATACCACTGATTATCTTTTTTGTACATAAAGTATTGAGTATCGTCAATAAAGAAAAGGTCATCTTTAAAATAACTCTTTCCACTTTTTTGCCTACCCTTCATGTCATTGTAAAACTTAAACACATTGTGGTGTACTAAAAGAATATCTCCTGGAGATATGTCCCCAGTATAGTCTATAGGAGTAGAAACAACAACAGCCTCTCTATTGGAAGCCATGTGGTTTTCTTCAGATGTGCTGGTTAAAAAGTCAATTCCTCCTATTTCTTTAGAGTTATTGTATCTTTTGCCCTTAGTGGGTTTTACTATAAAACAAAATGGAGACTTCACTATTAAAAATTAATATTATATTCAATTGAAATTGGCATTGTAGCGTTAAACTCTTTCCAAAGGTATACCTCTTCTTCTTTTTCTATCCAAATAAGAATAGAGTTTTTTTCTTGGTTATGTTTTATTAAGTGTATTTTATGGCTTCCGCCTAATATTTCTTGTCCTACAATATAGTGCATAGCTCCCGACTTGTAGTCTGGGCCTACTGATATTTTTCTAATATCCATTATTTCTTCATTAAATCCGTTTTCTGTTTACTGCCCATAGAGCTACCAAAGTAGTATCCTATAACCTGGGTAAATGCAGCAACTACTGCTCCAAATCCCATATCAAATAATCGTTGAGATTCTTCTGGTATTTTCCAAATTCCTATTGCCCCAGCTATAACGGCCACAAAACTAAGAGTGATTCCCCAGCCTACAGTTTTAAACAGTATGTCATTTGAGCCAGAGGCCACCGCAGCCATCTCTCTTTGTCTTGCACTAGCCCTATCTGCAACTTCAGCTTCATAGGCTTCGAGTATCATTTCTTGTGCGCGAATCTTATCTTCTAAAGGAGCTTCAGCATTTTTTATAGAAGCTATAACTTGCTCAACCGACATCTCGCCTTGTATAAGATTTCCTAAAGTAGGATTAATTAAGCCAACAGCACCTTTTAGTAATTTGCCAACAGTTGTTTGTCCGAACTTTTTTTTTGGCTTTCTCATATTTGAATGTATGTAGTTCTTCCATTTTTAGAAACAGCCTTATATATATTGCCTCTATTTGAATCAGGGCTGTCGTAACTAACATGAACCCACGCGGGGTTGTCATCATCCCCAAACTCCCATATCATTTTGTCAAAGCTTAGATTTTCTTTTATGTAGTTAAACATCTCAGCATTTGTTTTATGACCAAAAGTATCATCCAGGTCAATTGCTCGACCTTGACAGTGCTGGCTCCTAGAACTTCCACCAATAGCTTTGTTTAATTTTTCACTTCTGTAAAAAGATGTGATTTTTATTGGGCCACCCACCCACTCTCTTAGCGGCTCAAATAGTTGACGCGCAAGATTTTCCATATTGGAAAGGTGATAGTCGTCTGGTGTATTATCTATATTAAGTCGTAGAGCAGTATTTGACCTAATCCCTTCGTG